ATAAAATTAAACACGATGGCAACCCGTTTTTAGGCCACCAATTAGGGAATTGCGAAGTGTTTACAGATGTGCAGGGCAACATAAAGGTCAAAAAGGCCGGAGTTGACCAACACGCGAAGGTCGACGGAATTATTGCCCTCATAATCGCCATGCACTGTAGCTTAGACAATCCAATGCCGTCTGAATCATACGGATTCAGGGTCTTTTAGGGCTAAAAATGGGCATATTCGACAGATTCCGTAAGAAAACGCAGCAACTTGAAAGTAATTCCCTCTTTGGAAATACTGTTCTTGGTAACAATGTCATGCTCCGCGGCAAGGGGCAAGGCTACGGATCTAATCAACTTCTCTATGTAACCACCTCTTCTGTCAACGAAGCTGGACGTTCGCTTGACATTACAACGCTTGCCAGAAACTCAACGGTCATGGCTTGCGTCGGGACTAAGGCTAGAGCGCTTGCACAACTGCCAGTAAAAATCATGTCTAGGCAGGCTGACGGTACTTTAGTCGATACCCAGACGGAACCTGGGGTTCCCGAGCGGGAAAAGAACCGCGCCAAGTCGATTCTTAACCTTCTTGCTCAGCCTAATAACTTCCAAAGTCAATACGAGTTTTGGTATCAGTTCACAATGTGGCATGAGTTAGCCGGTGAGACTTTCGTATTACTTTGGAGAAAAAACGAAGCTGACCCTCAGCAGGTTCCGCTTGAAGTCTACGTTCTTGACTCGACGCTAATCGTTCCGCGTATCTCTGAGACGAGATACCCGTTTTATACGCTTACAAGCTCAAGCTACGGATTCAACAAAGACGAACCGCTGCAATACTTCCAGGTTATGCACGTTAAGAGCGAGCCTTGGCAGGGATCTTCTTCGTTTAACCGCTTGCAAGCTGTCGAGCTGATTTCGCTCGATCAGGATATTGATCTTTACTCTAACTTCATCATGCTCAACGGCGCAAAGCCTTCTGGCTTATTCCGTACCGAGCAAGTCATACCGGATTCCAAGTTCAAAGAGATCGCGGCTAGGCTAAAAGAGGCATGGACAAACATGCTTAACAGCCAGCCCTCGGACTTGAGTAAGCCTGGGCAGTCGATGCTATTAGACCAAGGTATGATGTACGAAAGTATTAAACCTTTGACCTTGCAAGACGTAGACGCAAGAGAACTTAAAAAGCAGACAATGGCAAGGATTGCTGGCTTGTTCGGCGTTCCTCCGGCGATGATCGGCGTGGGTGAGTCCAAGTACAACAACACGCAGACGATGCTCGACGAGTTCTACAAGTCGACGATGATGCCGTTCATTACGAACATCGAGCAAAAGTTGAAAACAAGCCTTCTTGGGGGCTATCCTAATCTGTATGTGCAGTTTCAGACGCAGGATTTCCTGAAGGGCGCTCCACTAGACCAGATGAACTACGTTGTAGCAGGCGTTAAAAATGGGATTCTCACGCCCAACGAAGCTAGAGATTATCTGGGGCTTGATAGCGTGGACGACGGTGATTCTCTGCTTGCTGCCAACGGTGTTGATAAGCCTATTCCCGGCTCTTCGCCGCAGGATACTGGCGGTGGCGGAAATCTTAAGGTCATAGGCAAGACCGGGCGAGCTGGCAATGCTTAAGGATGTTCTCCAGCGCCTTAAAAATGAAGCGGCAAAGCGCAAGCCTCCGCCAAAACAGGTTGATGGCAAACGACAAGAAAAAGAGCGAGTAAATGAGCGAAAAAGTTAAAATAGTTATTGGCGCTCCCTGCTCAGGTAAAAGCACTTACATAAAGAAAGTGCGTGGGCCGGATGATGTAGTTGTCGATTTTGATGCGTTAGCTAAAGCGTTTGGTTCGATGGTTAGCCATAGATCAACCGGCGATATAAGAGAAGTAGCTTTTGCTGTAAGAGAGGCTGCGATACAAAGAATATTTCAGGGCTTAAAATCGGATGCTTACATTATCCACACAAACCCTAAACAAGAAAGCATTGCGCTTTACAGAAACCGTCGCGTTGAGTTTGTTTTAATTGATCCAGGTTTAGAGGTTTGCTTAGAAAGAGCGCGTGAAAGGCCCAAAGGAACGGCTGAGAAAATTATGCGGTGGTATCAATCGCCTCCAACAGTCATACAGGAAATGAATTTGATACCAGCAAATGTAGACGACGTAATGCTCCACTCGGCGCGGAGAATACTAGAAAGAAGCTCGGTTGGTTCACCATTTAGGTTTATGTGAGGTAACTATGAAACACATTCAATTCTTCACCGAGGCAAAGGTTGAGCTTGGCCGCATGGCTGACGAGGCAACCGGAGAACCTACCGGCGAGATCGAGGCAACTCTAACAACTTGGGGCGCAAGAGAAGGCGCAGATGGGCGTAGATTCTTTTATACGCCAGCCGCTTTTGAGATGTGGCACGAAGGCTGGATGGAAGCCGGTAGGCCGCTTCCCATGTATTTTCAGCACAGTTCGGACATGATGCCCGTGGGCGAGTGGTCAAAGTTCGACATTACTGACGAAGGCATGACGGGAACCGGGAAACTTTTCCTGAATACCACGGCAGGATCGGATCTGTACACGATCATGAAGGAATCGCCGCGCATGGTCGGCGGTGTTTCCGTTGGTGCGTACGCTGACGAATATCAGATGGTCGATGAGAACGGCGAACCTACAGATGATCCTGACAGCTTCTTTCAGATTATGAAGGGAGGTTTGGCTGAGGTTTCGATTGTGATGAACCCTAACAATCCCAAAGCTGAGATCTCAAGACTTGAATATTGGATGGACAACAAACCCAATCCAAGAGTAATCGAGAAGGCACTGCGTGATGCAGGGCTTTCAAGAAAGGATGCAACCGCTGCATCTGCTTTGCTGAAACAGATTATTGAACAGCGTGACGCTGAATCTGCCAAGCAACCCGCCAATCCGAGTGAGTCGGACGCAGCGGTGAAACTGCTTGAGGCACTCCAATACCGAGAGCTGCTGAAAGCAATCGCAACCCGATAAAGGAACTATCATGCTTGAAAAAGTCATTGAAAAACTAGATGCAATCGAAGCATCTAACGCTGCAAAACTTGCTGAAACCGCTGAGGCTGTAAAGACTCAAGTCACCGAGGCTGTTCAGGCAGTTAAAGCAGAAACTGAGCAAAAACTTGCCGCTCTTGAGGCAAAGATTGCTGCTCCATCAATCATTCGTCCAATCCACAAGACAATCCGTGGTGAGGCAAATCGGCGCTTCCGTGATGTGCTCAAAGAGTACATGAAGGGCGGCAATCAGGTTGAGCGCGAAGTAAAGATTTTTGAATCTGTAGACCAGTTTGACGGTTACATCCGTGAAGCATCTGCGCTTACCGGCTCAGGCTACGATGTTGGTGGCCGTACCGCTTATGACCCCGTGTTTGCTGCTAAGCGTCTTGCAAACCCGATGATGGATCTTTCCCGCATCGTTGCAACTGATGGTTCGGCCTATCAGTTTCGCGTGAAGCAGGGGAATTCTGGCGCTCAATGGGGATATACCGTTCAAAATAATGGAGCGGCAACAACTGAAGCAACGTCGATTTGGCAAGTGATTCTCAAAGACCTGAATGCACAGTTCCCAATCAGAACTGCCGCGCTTGACGATATTGACGGTCTTGAGCCAAATGTTGTTGACGACATGCTGATGGAATTCCAGCAGGCAATGGCAACCTCGATGATTCAAAACAACGATCAATCGGGAACCGGAACCTCGGTATCGACTGGCGGCGCTGATGGTCTGCGCGGCTTAGATCAGTATGGCGGCGCAAATGCAACCTACACGGGTGGCACAGTTTCCACGGCTTCTTTTGGAACCTCGGGAACCGCAACGAGCAACGGTCTGCACAGCCTTGCAACCTATGACCAGTTAACCACTAACGCAAACACTGTCGGTGCAAATAACGTCGTTTACAAAGACGTTGTGAATTGCATCTACAGCTTGCCACAGCAATATTGGACCCCGACCGCTCGCTTCATGATTAACCCAATCTTGTTGCAGGGCATCCGTGGTTTGGTTGACGATCAGAAGCGTCCCGTTTATATCGACGGTCTGAGCCGTGACGATGGCATCGTCGGCAAGTTGCTTGGGTTTGATGTTGTAGTCAACAAGTACGTTGACAATCCTTCTCAGCCGACAACCGGCGCGGCAGGCACAACGTCTTACTATCCGATGTATTTTGCGGATTGGC